TTTCATCTTCTGAAGATGATCCAGTGCCAAGAATCGTTCCCCCAAGAAAGTCAGTTGTCGTTCCAATGCTTTGATTGTTGTCTGGATCTTCCGCCGCAAAGGAAATTGCATACTCGCCAAGACCGCCCTCGACACATTGCATGGTAACCTGCCCATCAGTAAATCTTTTCCTGTCAAGGTTGCCCAAAGCATACCCTCTAGTGGTCAGTGATGCGTTAATAGTAAAGTTACTGGCTCCATTAGCCGTCACAAAATTATCATTTGATGTTTCTGACGACTCCAGTTCATGCAGCCCGCCTAAGGATGTCACAGCATAAATGCTGTCTCTTTCTGCCGCGCTGCCAATAATCAGGTTTTTTATAATAAAATCACCTGCTCCAAAGGTATCAAGCGACTCCCATGCTTTATTGAGGAAGTTGAAAATTAAAATTGCGTTGTTGCCAATCGCATCGTTGTCACCTGGAGTAGTGTCCAGCGCGACAGCAAGGTAATACCGATTATTAAACAACACCCCGACTGCTTCTTTAGCCAAATTTTTATTAATTCGGTCAATGTAAGGCTGGATGTTTTTAGAAATAGGCTCGTCCGCACCACGAAGGTTGTAATCATTTAGGAACTCAACCGCATAAACCCCGTCATCGGAAAGAAAAAACATGGCGTTCCCTTTCATTACAACGCTTTTCCTTGCCAAACATCCAACTTCGGTTGTTAACTGCGTTACTTTCGTGTCAGTCAAGCTGCCAACGGTCCCGCTTATTAAGTGTAAGCTATTGCGATTTAAGACAACTAAGCCGTCATCGTAGAACCCCTGCATTGCAACCAAATAGTCTGTTGTCCCACCAGTAATGCGAAATTGATTGGCAATCTGATCAAACGTATGACTATCTAGAATATCCGAAATAGCCACCTCATCGGTGATCTTCCTGTCTGTGTAGGTTGGCGAGGATGAAGATCCACCCGGGGAATAGTAAAAAGGAACCCACAACCTGCGCTGGAAGTAAATCCCCCAAGGCGGGGCTGGCTGATGGATGAAGCCACCGCCAATGCTGAATCGCCCACCAAACTCGACTTGCAGGCCACCACCCAAAGTAGCTAGATCGGCAACGGGGGCGTAAAACGAAATATTTGTAGTTGTGGCACTAAATACCTCAAACGACTTGCCGGAGAGGGCACTAAACTCAGGAACATCCGTCTCATAAATCACAATCGTATCGCCAGCCACAATGGTTGTGTTCCCCGTAACATCCAGACTCACAAGACCGTTTGTTACCGAGCCATCGTTTCCAACTGTAACAAACACCTGCGGCTGAGTGTAAGCCCCGCCAGGAACAAGTGTGAATCCAGCCTTCAATACCGCATCGGTAACGCCAAAAGTCACCGTCTGGGATGTCGTAAAAACATAAGTAAATACGTCTTTGTCCGTAATGGAAACAACCAAAAATGTCCCGTTGGCTGGAGTGCCACCAGTCAAACCGCTGACAACAATCTCATCGCCTGCCGTCAACCCATGATCCGTAACCCGCATCGTAACCGTAGTAGATGCACTTTGGCTTGCACTCTCAATCTGCCGACCATTGGGAAACCACTCAAACCCTTGAACCCCATCACGAAATAAATACACACGGTCAAACGCTTGTATCATATCCGTATCCCCAGATAAAGTCTTCCCCGTAGGATAATCAATGTCTTCCGTCACATACCCATTCAGATTAACCAAAACAGCCTTGGAGTCCAAAGCTAATACCACGCTCTCCGCATTACTAGAATTTGGATCACTAAAAAGACACGAAGCCCTTACGTTTACATTAGCCGCGTCATTGATCGGCGTTGTCGTCAATGTCCCAGTTTGAACGCTAATTGAAGTCAACCCGGAAACAGAATACGTCAAAGTATCAACTCCCGCCACCGTTAAAATAAAATCACCACTCATCACAACATTGCCAACCAACCCTGTAATCCTCGCCAATGCCGTGCCAGTCAATCCATGCCCAGTAATAGTAATAGTAACAACCCCAGCCACAACACTAGCCGCCGTAATGCTTTTAGCAACATCAATCAAAAAGAATGGCAACTGCAAAGGATTCCCCCCGCCAGCCAGTCCCTCAGTCCTTGCCATAATCCCACGACGCGGCTTCCAATACCCGTCCATTCGCCCATTCAAACTCTCCCTCACCTCCCCCACTTCCAGCTGGTTTAACTGCAACCGCTGATTCACCCCCACAAACCCACCGTCCCCATCAGAGGCCTGTCCATCATCCATCGCACTACCACTCTGTGCAAACTGACTCATTAGGCGTAATACGCAATCACAACTCCAGTCAAAACTTGAACCTTCGTGAACCGCCCACCAATCCCAACCCCTGCAGCCAAAGTAACCCCATCCATCCGGTCAATCTCTGCCAAATTCCCCGCAGTCTCACCACTCGCACAATCCAATACAGCATCACTCAATACCTGAATCCACCGGAAAACCCCAGTAGAACTCTCACCAGCATCAAGCACAATGCCTCCACCTTGACCATGCAAATCATAACTAATCGGACTGCTCATGCCCAAGTGTTAACAAATACCACGAACTTGTCAATCTCCCATTTGCGCATTTTTTAAAAGGCTGGTTTATCCAATAGTAATCTTAGTCCGCATAAAAAAGCACACCCCCTCCCCCCTATTGCAACCAACTTGCATTTGCACATCACTTGCGATTGAAACGACTGTTTGAATAGTGATCGAATGAGTAGTGCTCGAGTGAACAATGCCAGCCTTGTCGTGAGTTTAAAACGTACGTTTGAATAGTATCCGATGACTGGTGGCTGGTCTATCGTGAGTTTAAAACGTACGTTTAAATCCAATTGTGAATGACCGTGAATGACTCATGGAGCATCACGCCTGCTTACACGCGGTGCCTGGTTTGAACTTATATCAATAAAGGTTTCGGATTTGCGAAAATAAAGCTTGACACTTTTTTGGGAGGGTCGTTATACTATTCTTATCAGGGAAGCACCTTATCAGGGAAGCACCTTGAAAGGAACGCAACGAGAGGGAAAAGAATATATTGTTTAATATATTTAATGATGTGGGTAAATAGGTTTTCAATGGATTAATTCCCTTCCATTCTATTTCCTTTCCTTTCCTTTCCTTTCCTTTCCTTCCCTTTCATTCCTTCCCATTCCTTCCCTATTCCTTCCCTTGGGTTTACCTTGTGAGAAGTACCACCTGGCAATCCCTCGTGTTGCTTTCCTGCTGATCGTCTCCGGAAATTGATGCTGGCTCGAAAGTATTTTCCTATTATTTCCCTGGCATTGAATTGCGGGAATGCTTTGTGGCTCTAGGGGTTTTCGGTTTGTAAAGAAAAAAGTGAGAATTTATTTTCACGATGTGGACAAAAAGATGTCGACAATATCCGCCCGCTTGGTAGGTTGCTTGCGTTGCCAGTGACGGCAGCGACAAACCAAACGAAGCCAAAAACGAAAAATGAAATCCCCAGATTACTACATCACCCGCGCCTTGCGCCTTGCGCGGCTCCCACAATCAAAAAACGTGGCGAGACTTAGAATTGCAAATCACCGCGCAATGGGAGACGCCCGGCGGAATGAGATTGCAAGGCTAGCACTCTCATAAAAGTCGAAACGGGTTCTCCCGTCTCACGGTATAGCCGTGACTGATGAGACTACAAACCAAACCAAACCAACCAACCATGAAAAAGACACTTAGCAAATACGATATAGCAAACGAGCTAGTCCAGGATGAAAATGCAAATTGGAGCTCTGCCGGGGCGTTAGCCCTTGCAGAATTTCTTGAAGAATACGAGGAAAACACCGGGGAGGAAATAGAATTTGATCGAGTCGCCATTCGCTGCGACTTCTCCGAATATTCCAGACTTGAAGACTGGGCTTTGGACTATTTTAGCGACTCCAAGCAAGCAAGCGATGCAATGGGTATTGAATTGGACATGGACGGGGAAACATGGACAGGCGACGATGAAGAGATTCAAGACGATATCCGCTCTTACATCCAGGACAACGGCCAGCTTATTGAATTCGAAGGCGGAATCATCGTTTCCTCATTCTAGGCGCACGCTCGCCCATTGTCTCCGAGTCACTCCGGGGGCATAGGGCGGGAAACCGCGAAACCAGAAAACACCGAAAAACATGAACCATATAACCATCGCATTCTATGGCAACTTTAAGCCATTGCATATTGAAGGGGAAGCTATCGCGGATTGCGTCAAATCCGCCTTGGGAAAGTGCCAGGATGAATCAATCCGGGAAACAATCCGCGATATTTCGAGGGATTGGAATCGCCAGCGGAAAGCGGGAATCAATATTGTTTCCGCCTCGTTTGAACGTCACAGTCACAGCGTATCAATCCGGGAGGGTAACCGCGATACTTGGTTAGACTCAATGACAAGTGAATTTCCAGGAAAC